GTCAAGAGGACCAGAAAGAGAAGATTACAGAATTCTTCGAATCCGACCCCAGCTATACATGTGTTGTGGAGAGTGAAATCAATGATGAAACACGAATGAGTACCACTCAGAGTATCGAATCCCTAGAAGATTTCTTTGCTCGACCAGTTAAAATTGCTGCAAGCACTTGGTCTGTTGGGGGAGGATTGGATGTCCCAGGCATACGAGTGTGGTCAAATTGGATGAGGAACAAGCGTGTTGCGAATCGCTTATCTAATTTCAAAAATTTTCGTGGTAAGCTTCATATAAAGTTCATACTTAATGGTAATTCTTTCTATTGGGGCCGCGCATTTGCCTCTTACACACCTTGGACACAGAACCCATTCGTGAGTCAAGCAAACTCATGGCTGGATTATCCAGGCGCTACCCAAAGACCACACATTTGGATTGACGCCTCAACATCACAAGCTGGTGAGATGGTACTTCCCTTCTTTTATCCTGATGATCATTTTGATCTTATATCGGGAGATCCTGATTTATTAGGTAATATTTGGTTGTATAGTCCAGTAGGTTTGCAACATGCTCAGTCTAACACGCAATCATTGACTCTTACGTTATATGCGTGGGTGACAGACATTTCATTAACTACTCCGACTCAATCAAATATAGGAGGTTTATTGCCACAATCTGGTGACGAATATGGTTCAGGACCTGTGTCGCGACCTGCAAATATTGTAGCTGCAGTGGCAGGAAAGATGTCAAAAGCTCCGGTCATAGGCCCCTATGCTATGGCAACCAAAATGGCTGCCAGTGCTATGGGAAATGTAGCTCAAATGTTTGGATATTCTAGACCTCGCATTATTGAGGGGACTAGGAATCGGCGAATTTGGCAAACTGGAGATTTAGCTTCTACCGATCAAGAAGACACAGCTGCTACCCTTGCATTTACAAGCAAACAGGAGGTAACATTAGATCCTCGTACGGTGGGTTTAGGCTCACAAGATGAGCTTGATTTTGACTATCTCATGAAGAAGCCCACTTTGTTTGCGAATTTCACTTGGGGTTTTAGCTCAGCGATTAATCAAGCGTTGTTTTCTGTAAGAGTAAATCCAATGGTGTATAGGCGAGATAATTACGCTGGTTCAACTTCGGGTTATGCTTTAACAACAACTGCTTTGTGTGCTTTACCATTTAGATATTGGCGTGGTTCTATGACTTACCGATTTTCCGTGGTAGCCTCTGGTTATCATAAGGGTAGATTACTTTTTGTCTGGGAACCTACCACACCAAACACAACCCCTCTAACAACCCCACCAGAG